TACGAGTGTTCCTCGAGCGCCTGAGATTGATCCACGGAGTTCTTCTCCAATCTGGAATCTTCCTGAGAGAGAATCACGATGATCAATGACAATTTGGTCTGTGTTTCTGATAATATCTGGTCTCGTATTCACGACCCAGCCATTATATTCTTCTTCGATATATGAGAAAAGATTCTCCTGTGACATTGGCCATGCAGCAAGTCCATCGTGAAGATATTCGTTAATGATAAAGAATGTCCAGTAATACGAGGGTGTTCCATAGATTCTTTGCGAGACAATGTCAGGTCTTTCTCCATTTTTGATCTCGTAGTACTTGTATGCTGAAATGTTGTCTACAAAGTTTTGTAATGGTCTGACGGATCGATAGATGTTGACTACATTCTGGAGTACACCGTTTCGATTCAGATCATATCCAACCTTGGGAAATTGACGAAAAAATGACATTAGGTATCTCCTCCTTCACTGTTTCCTTCTTCATCTTCATTTGCTGAGTCTTCTGGGTATATATCTGCTCTCGTAAGTGCTCTTGTTTCTTGGAATGAAAGACTCATGTCGATCTCTGATGGTGCACCTCCGCGGAAGAAAGAATTTGATGTACTGTTATAAGTTGTGCTAAAAGATGTCAAGAAAGATTCGAATATCTGAGGAAGATAGTCGTTTTTCTTTGATCCATAGAAGAAATCTATCTGGAATGTCGCAGGATATTCCAAAGAAAGCTTACCAGATTTCAGTGGATACATGTTCTTACGGAAGAAATTCTCTATGTCTTTTGCTGTTTTTGATTCTTTTTCTGACTCTGCAATGAGTTTAAAGTTTAAGTTAAATGTTCTGACCTGGGTAGAATTGAATGCCATTTGTGTATATGGATTAAGTGCAACACCCTTTGCGTTTGCACCCGCAGCGGCACTAGCACCTGCAGCAGCACCTGTAGCTAAGTTTGTAACTACTCCTCCTGGAAGAACTGATCCCAATATATTTGCCTGGAGAGAAGCAGCAATTGCATCTGATGTTGTACCACTTACTGATCCTGTTTCCATGAATTCACTTACAACACTAATTGCACCACCAATCAGTCCTAGATCGAGTGTTCCATAGTCCATTGCATCAGGAAATGAAACCCCCTGAGGCATGTATAGGTGAACAATCTTCTTCTCTGGAGATCCTCTTTTGATAAGAGAGAATCTTACGTGAGGACTTCCATTTGAAACTTTCGATCTCAGATCAGCTGGAAAGACCAATATTGGTGTTTCTTCATTCTGTTCAGCCATTCTTTCTCCGTATAAATATAGTTAAACTTTATGGTATTATTTATATGAGTTACAAAGGAAGATATACAATTAAAAATAAATCCAAGTACCTTGGCAATCCAGATTCAGTTGTATACAGATCGTTATGGGAAAGGCAAGTGTTCAGATGGTGCGAGGACAATCCAAGAGTGAAGAGATGGAACTCAGAAGAGATTGTTGTACCATATAAGTGTCAAATAGACAATCGTATACACAGATATTACGTTGATCTATTGGTGGAATTAGACACAAAAGAGATTATTCTTGTGGAAATTAAGCCAAAAAAACAGACACAACCCCCAAAACAACCCAAGAGAAAGACCAAGAGATATATCAATGAAGTCATGACTTATATTAAGAACAATGATAAATGGAATGCTGCTCAGAAGTATGCAGACCATAAAGGTTGGAAGTTCCAGGTTTGGACCGAAGATACTTTAAAGAATCTAGGCATCAAACTACTGAAATCTTAATATAAATAGTACTATGGCAAGTTTATTTGACACACTACAAGCACAAGCGTTCCGAGCAGGAATACAGTCTAGGACAACAAGATCTCGTAAATGGTTCCAAAACAAGGTACAAGATCTGAGAGTACCTCCTAGAACAACCCTCTTGAAGGATGATAGATTAGAACAGACTGATAGAACAGTTTGGGGTAACATGTACATGTATTTCTATGATCCAAAGATGAAAAAAGAACTACCTTATTATGATAGATTTCCTCTTACCATTATGATACAACCAGCACCAGGTGGATTCCACGGATTAAATCTCCATTATTTGAACTATAATGTAAGAGCAAAATTCCTGGATGCTTTAATGGAAACAGCTCCTAAGAACGTAACAGATAAAACAAGATTAAGAATGAGATATGATTTACTTGCAAAGACTCGTAAGTATAAAGAATTTAAGCCTTGCTTTAAGCATTATTTAAGTAGTCACGTAAAGTCTAGATTCGCTCGTGTTCCGATGTCGGAATGGGAGATAGCAATATTCTTACCAGTAGAACAGTTTAAGAAATCTGATAAGAGAAAGGTCTGGTCAGATTCAGTACGTATCGCGAGAGGATAAAAATGGCAAACACAGTAGAAGATATGAAAGCGATTATATCCAAGAAAGGAGGTCTCGCGAAGACAAATCGATTCAATGTAATCTTTACACCTCCTTCGGCTTCATTGTTAAATCTAGATCCTCAGGCTATTATCGGATCTTTAATTGGTGGAAGATTTAATGTAAAGAATCTGATCAATGATCCGAGAGATATATCTTTGCTTTGTGAGAGTGCACAATTACCTGGAAGACAAATCACTACTCACGATTATATGGCACACAAACAATCAGTTAAAATTCCTTATACATTTATAAATGAGGATGTTAGTCTTACATTCCTTCTTACAAACGATTATTCTATGAAGGTTTTGTTTGATGATTGGATGGGTTCTATAATAGATCAAAATTATAGACTATCCTATAAAAAAGAATTCACTACAGATGTTATTATTCAACAATTAGACCATGATGATGTTCCAGTGTACGGTGTGAAATTAGAAAACGCCTTTCCTACATCATTACAGGCAATTGAATTAAATAATACATCTGATAATAGTGTACAAAAGGTAACAGTGCAATTGAGTTACGATAATTGGGTCCCAGAAGGACCGCTCAGTAGTACAGGAAGTGCTATTCGAGCAGTAATTGATGCGATAATATAATATAGGAGAATATAATGGCATTACCAAAGTTGAATGTTCCTCGTTATTCGGTAAATTTGCCGTCTACTGGGAAAAAATTAAGTATGAGACCTTACCTTGTAAAAGAGGAAAAGGTATTAATGATAGCATTAGAGTCAAATGACGTTGTTCAGATCTCGAATGCAGTGAAGGATGTTATTCAGTCTTGTTATGATATTGATGATATGGACGAATTAACAATGTTTGACATTGAGAAACTGTTCTTAGACTTACGCGGTAAGTCTGTTGGTGAGAATATGGATATCAAGATTAAATGTAAGTCTTGTGATCATATGACACCAGTAACAGTTAATGTTGACGATGTTAATGTGTCTAACCTAGATCAAGACAGAGTTATTATGTTGGATGAAAAAACCGGTGTTGGTGTGAAGATGAGATATCCCACAGTAAAGACACTACAAGGTGTGAATCCAGAAAAATTAAATTCTGTTGAAGGTGTAATGGAAATAATTGGTAGTTGTATGGATACCATCTTTGATGAAGACAATGTTTATGATGTTTCAGGAGAATCGAAAGAGTCTATCCTTGATTTTATTGATACCCTTAGTGGTGATCAATTTAGAAAAATCCAGGGATTCTTTAAAGAATCTCCAGCTATAGTATATGGCAGTAAGTTTAAGTGTGAGTCCTGTAAAGAGGAAAACGAGTTTGAGCTCAAGGGTCTAAACAGTTTTTTTTCATAGGTCTCTCGCATGAGAGCTTAACAAATTATTATCAAACTAACTTTGCCTTAATGCAACACCATAGGTATAGTTTGACAGAGTTAGAAGAGATGATGCCATGGGAGAGACAGATATACATTGCGCTTCTACAACAGTACATTGAAGAAGAAAACCAAAAGATAAAGTCGAAAAAAGGCTTTAAGGGGTTATAAATGACAGAAGAAGTTAAAAATAATTACCATCCGGCTGATACAAACGGAGATGGTAAAGTATCGAAAGAAGAAGAAAGAATGTACTTAGAGTTCAGAAGAAAAGAACTCGAAGATATGGATGCAATGAGGGATGCACAACGCTCTATGGCATGGTTTGCACTTTTTGGAATGTTATTATATCCATTTGCCGTAGTATTAGCATCTTTATTTGGATTAGAAAAGGCATCAGATATTCTCGGTGATATGGCAGCAACGTACTTCGTTTCAGTTGCAGCAATCGTTGCAGCGTTCTTTGGTGCTCAGGCTTTTACTAAAAAATAGGGCATAAGAAATGGCTGAAGATCAAAAACCACAAGATCCTAGAGAAAAGAAAAAGGATAAGTTCCAACAACTGATTGAGCAGATGGCTAAGAATAATGAGCTATCTAAATCAACAGATGACCATTCTAGAAATTCTCGAAGACATCTATTAGAAACCAAAAAGATTAATACGAGTATAAAGGAAACTTTAGACTCTATGGTGAAATCTGCAGAGGCTTCAAAGGGTGATGAGAATGAAAAAGAAATGGAAAGGATGCAGGTTTTTGAAGATATTAGAGACTCAATTGCACAAGGATTTTCTGCCCCAGCCTCTTCAGGGGGAGAAGGCGGTGGTCCTGGATTATTAAGTGGTGCGGGAGATCTTCTGAAGGGTGCTGGACTTGGCGTTGGTGCTGGAGCAGCTGGTATAGGTGCACTACTCGCTGGAGGAGGATATCTCCTTGGTGAAATTAATGATATGGATGGGGAGAAGATTAAAAATAACATTATGTCTATACTCTCTATTGGTGATGAATTAGTTGCTAGGGAAGGAAGTGCACTCAAAGCATTTGGAGAGGCAGGATTATTAGCTCTTACCCTTGGAGGATTAGGAGTTGGTTTAGCAGCATTTGCAATTGGCGCTGGTGCAGCATCAGTTGTTACTCGATTCGAAACTCCAGGATGGCCAGAACAAATTAAAGAAAATGTGTTGACCCTACTATCAATTGGTGATTCAGGCGGAGGCAATTTAAATGTTTTGGGTGATTCAGGAACTCTTACACTTGCACTTACAGGATTAGGGATTGGACTTGCAGCATTTGCAGTTGGATCAGCTGGAGCATCTACTGCTACAGCTATAGCTAAGTTCGAAGGACAAGAGAATTGGGCACAATCTATTAAAGACAACGTATTAACATTATTATCAATTGGTGATTCCGGTGGGGGTAATCTAAATGTTTTGGGTGATACAGGAACTCTTGTACTTGCACTTACAGGATTAAGCGTAGGTTTAGGTATATTTGCCCTTGGTACTGCAGCTGGTGCATCAGCACAAGCTATAGCTAAATTTGAAGGTCAAGAAGATTGGGCTCAGACTATTAAGAATAACGTTCTCACTCTTCTTTCAATTGGTGATTCTGCAGGAGGTAATTTAGAACTATTAAAAGATAGTGGTGCAGTTACCCTTGCTCTTACAGGGTTAGGAACAGGGTTAGGAGCATTTGGAATTGGATCTGGAACAGCTGCAGGAGCACAGGCATTCTACGAATTAACAAAACAAGAAGGATCTGGATCGTTTGCTGAACATATTAAATCAGAAGTAGAAACGTTATTAAGTATCGGTGATATAGAAAATATAGGAAATATTGATACTGCAATGGAAGCTCTTGGTAAGTTAGGAATTGGACTTGGTGCATTTGGAACAGGATCCTGGATTGCAGCATTAGGACAAGCAGGAGCAGCACTACTAGAATTTTTCTCAGGGAAAGAAGGTCCAGTAGAAACAGCTTTAACTATAGCAGATAACGCATCTAGAATTGATGAAGGTGCTGCAGCATTTGAAAGGTTTGCCGATTCCTTGAAGAAGTTTGAGAACATTACAATTGATTTTGATGCATATCAATTCTCTCAAAACCTAGGAAGAGGAGTTAGTAATTTAGAATCTATTCTATTAGGTGGTAACGTAAGTATACCTGGTCTTGGTAACGATATAGAGCTAAAAGGATTAACTAATTTAGGAACTGAAACAGAGACTGCGGCAATGCACATTGAGAGATTAAGAAATGTTCTTTCGATGAGCGATGGATCACAAACTATGAATTCAACATCAAGTTCTACGGGTTCGAACCTTATGTCTATCTCAGCAGAAAACGTAGAGCTCAAAGCAGATTCTGTAACTATACCTCCAATAACAAACATATCAAACGTCAGAGGTGGAGACACAAGAGGTGGAGATCAATACACCCTTGCTACACCAACACCAAGTAGAACAGTCGAAGCATTAGAAACAAGGTAAAAAAAAGGGAGCTTAGTGCTCCCTTTCCTTAATATTCGCATTCCTCAGGATTCTCAGAACAATATTCTTGTATTTGTTTAATTAATACCTTAATATCGATTTCATTATCTTGCCTTTTCCCTCTGCGTGAGAAAAGGATTAATCCTTTTTTGGTTCTTGCAATTCGTCAGTTTGTTTGTCAACTTCATCAGCAACTGTATCAACTACACCTACGGTAGTATCAACTGCAACTGTTGCAACAGAAACAACATCATCAGCTACTGCACCAACGATTGTTCTGGAACCTTGAACAGCCCCATCAACAACACCTGTAGTGAATTGCTTACCGCCTTCAATGACTGCTCCTACTGATGCGCAACTAGCAGCAAAAACCAATCCGACGAATATAGAAAATAATGCTTTCATTATATTCTCCTATGCATAGGTTAATTCTGATAAAGGTTAACTTTATCCCCAATTATCTTATTTATAAGATACCTTTGTCCACATGTTGAACACTAAAAAAAGGGGTGCCGAGCACCCCTAAAAACCGTGAGGGTTTTTAATCTTTCGCTAACCTAGCAAAATAGCTTAGAGTGTCGTCCTCATCACCGGAATCAGAATCTAATGATTCATTAGATTCAAAGGGTGAATCATCAACAACGTTTACAGTTACTGATTTCATTTCAGGCATTTCTGCTGAAACTCCTGCATCGACTCCAAGTACTCGATTCAGCTTTGCTTTGAGTTCATCATATGTTTTATAGTTTTTAGGATCTACAAACTCCTGAAGAGAATATAGCTTATTGTATACCTCTTCGAGTCTTGATTCATCCCCTTCAAACAATGATGCTGGAGAGCTAAACTCTGACTTATCATAGTTTACCCAACCATCAACTTTTCTGATTTTGATCTTAAAGTCAGCGCCTTCCCAGAAATCGTATGGATTCACTGGTTGTTCGTCGGCAAATTGAGGTTGCATCTGATCCATTAGTTTATCAAAGATTTTCTTACCGAACTTGTATAAGAATACCTTACCCTCGTTCTGAGGATTTTCAGGATCAGAAATTACCAACACATTTGAAACATAATGTAGTCTTCTCTTTCTTTCACGAGCAATAGCCTTATCCTCATCACGGCCAGAGTTCCAAAGTACAGTGTTTGACTCTGAGACTGGGTCCTGCTGCCCAATAGAAGTTAAGGAGTTTTCGATATACCATAGACCGGTAGGACCTTTAAACCCATGATCCCAATATCTTACCCAAGGAAGATCTTCACCTTCTTTTGCGGGTAAGAATCGGATTACGGCATAACCGTTTCCTGCCTTATCTCTGGTTGGTTTCCAAAAGCGATCATCTTCATAAGATGTTGTTTCGGTTTTGGGTGAGGATACTGCTTCTGCAGCTTTTACGAGTTTGTCGATTGACGAGCCTCGGGTGCTCTTTAAGTTTGCAAATGACATATTTTTCTCCGTTGTATTTACTGAATTATCCACTTACGCATAATATTATACATTATATCATAATATAACATTTATGTAAACCTCTTTTTAAGGATTTTTAAACATGAATCCTTATTGAAATCTACAAAGGGTGTATACTTCTCAATCTTCCTCTTGATGTCTGGCCATATAATGGTTTCAGATATCTTTTTGGATTCCCTTGGTACAAACCCTAATATGGAATTTAGAATAACAACAGTCTCTAGACTGATCTCTTCTTGCATCCATATTTTTACTATCATCGGATGTTGTCCATCGTCTGATATAAAGTATTTATCGAAATCATATCCTAAGTCAACTAACTTATTAATATCTACTTCGAATGTTCTGTGTATTGACTCTCTGATTTTTTTATGGTCTCTGTAATTTTGTTCGCCCCCTTCATTAAGCATCTCGCCAATATAAGAAGAGCCACGAACAAAGTTAGAAACGAAATAATGAACAAGGTCTTTACCATAGTTCTTTGCTACCTTTGCGAAAAAATATTTATCCTTACGTTTGAAAAAAGATTGTGGTGTGATTTGGGTTTTGAAATTATATTTTATTGCATCATATGTATCTGTTTCAAAGTGAAGTTTGATTGAGTTATAAACTTTATAGGCTTCATATGGATCAGTCATACAGGTAGTGTATTTCCTTTCTTTTCTCTTAATAGATTATTTCTTTTTGCTTCTGCTTCGACTTTTTGTTTCAATGAATCAGTCATAAGCTTTGGTACATTACGAAAATCTAATTTTCGGTACTCAACAAAATAAGTCATAGCATCTATATAAGACATATCTTCCTTTGCAACTAAAGTTTCTACGGCTTCAGAGAACCTTTTCTTTGTCATTATCTTATCTTCAAGCATCCATCACTCTTAGTAGTATACAGTCAGAATTGATTCTTCCTGTGGGTTGATATATTTTAGTTGTAAGATTTCCCCAGATGTTCTCAATCTGTCTTGCAGTCTTGTTTAGAATCTGAGGTAGAATCTCATCAGGCTTACGTAAAGTTGTAGTTCTACTCATCTTAGGATCAAAGAATTTAAGGGTTGATCCACTTACTTCGAATCCACTAGTTCTATCACAGATATACTCAGTGAGTTTCTTTTGCTTTACGTTATACACAAACAACCTGTAATTACCTGGTATAAGAACAGGATTAATTGATGTTAGTTTAGATTCGAGATCTTCTTTGTTATATTTAAGATTTATGACTTGCTTATCGGATGCTTTCGGCTTCTTCGCTCTTGGTATTCTTGTAGCCTTAAATGAATCTCTTAATCTTTCAAGATCAGAGAAGGCTTCATCTAGGGTTTTAATCATTGATTTCAGTTGGGGTTTAGATACATGCGAATAAGCTTCTACAGCTTGATCACAGGTTTTGTTATACGCGTCACTAAGAACTTCATAATCAAGCTGAATCATATCTTTTACCATATTAATGGCGTTAGACTTAAGACCGGCAAGTTTGAATTTGTTGTACATATCGAACTTAATTTTATAATTACCATCAATCCATTGGTCAACAACTTCTTCTTGGAAGTCCCCATAGACTGTATCAATAACTTTTCTTCGTGTTCTTTCTACAGGAGAGATCTGAGGTGGTTTCTTTTTTTGCTCCTCTTTCTTTTCCTCTACGACTGTCCTCGCTTTTTCTAATATTTCAGAATATGCTTCACGAAAAAATTCTAGATCTCTTTCATTATTTTCCCAACCCCTAAAATGGAGTATTGCACTTTTTACCTTTAGGAATTGCCAATCTTTTAATTTCTTTAGAGCTAAGATATCTTTCTTTTTATATCCTAGTACCTCTTCAGCAAATCGAATACAGTATGGAACATAGTCCTTTGGCTTATAATGATAGTTGTAGTAATTCATGGACTTTTGCCATACATTACCTCTTTTAACTTCGTCGGTTGGGGTTTCTCCAGGATTAAAAATAGGCTCTGCACCAACATACTTGTCGTCCAGAGTTATCCTATTCTTTCTTAATGTAGTTCTTAATTTGTTTTCTTTTGCCATACGTATATTATACCGTAGATAAAATTAAAAGTAAACCCCCTAAGTGGACTTTTTGATAAGGAGTAAGGGATGCCACAAAGGGGGTTTACGTAAACTATTCTAATCCGTCTTCCCTTTTATATTTCTTAATTCCTTCAACATAGTTCTCTGCAGCGCTTTCTGCATATTCCTCACTATGTCCTTCATACCATTCAAGTCCTAAGCAACAATCTGAATCATACATACGAATACCATAAACATGATTCTCTCCTGTGCTTCGAACAACTTCTGCTTTTAGCTTTCCATTATAAAATTCGGAAAGAGTAATATAGTTTTTTGAAAGGTTCATCATTTTTTTCCCTTAATCATATTTTTTAAAAATCCACCTTCTTCCCAAGCAAGTGGGATATGTTTTTTTTGTCTTTTTTCCTCACTCATATGAGCACCTACATAGACAAATAAAAGTCCTATTGTGATAACTACTAATCCTATAATAAAATCCATTATCGTGCCATCCTTGATATTTCTGTTGCTTGTTCTTGATTAATTACTGGAACTGCATTCGACTTATGCATCGTAGCAATTCCTTTGATGAGAGTTCCTGTATATTTTATAGGTTCTTTACGATCACCTTTACCAGATCCCATCTTACAGAATGTCCCATTCTTTACAGCTTCTTCCATGAGAGACTTATACTGCCTGGATTGTTCTTGCCTTAGAAGTTCCAAAGTGGATGGTTTATATTCCATTGTTTTAAATTCCACTGGCTTTTTCTTAACAGGATTTGCTGCATGTTTCTTACGACGCTTACCAGTTGGTCCGTAGCGTAGAGAACCCATATAGAAGCTAGTCATACCCATTAGAAGGATAACTCCATTTGTTTCTTTCTTTCATGAGTCATTTGGATATCGGCTTGATTACTTTGGTAATCGTACATGATTTCTTCGATTGACTTCGGTTCCTTCATTGTAACAACTTCACCACTTGATGAGATTGTTCGAATAATAGAACCATCGTTATATTCAATGTCAGTTACATTACCATCCTCTGGCCTAGTTTCATACCACATTGAAGAGATTATATGAGTGTTAAAAAGATGTAAGGATTTTACACCCTTAGCCCACTCTTCTGCTTTTAGACGAAGTCTTTGTCTGTTTACTTCATATTCATACTGACCCATTCTTACCCCCAGCCTTTGCTATTAGTTCTCTTAGTTTCTGATCCCAAAGTTTTTTGAACTCTGGATTCTTAGCATTCTTCTTCGCATTTCGAAGCGCGATAGCCCTACGTGTAACACTATCCATTAGTTCCACTCATCCTTCATGGATTGATAAGTTTCGTAGTAAGAAGTACCTTGGATATAGTTCTGAGTCTCTTTCTCAGTGTAGTACATGTTTTCTTCCTTAAAGCATTCCAAAGAAGATGGAGCTTGATGAGCTGCTTTTTTTACAGTCTTCGTAAGCTTGTTATAACTACGAACAGGTTTGCTATAGATTTTCTTAACTGTTTTCTGAAAAGCCATTTCTTCTTTTTCTTTCTTCAGAAAGTCCATTATTTCGTCAAATGAATCTGCCATTACGCTGCCTCCTTCATATTCATATTACTAGGATTAACTGGAATAAGTCTTTCACAGAGGAACTGCTGATAGTCCTCTGAATATTCCGAAATTTGGTCTTGCCATTCAGACAAGGTTTGAACACCAATTGGAAACTCTTTTTGAGCAATGGTGTTGATGCTGAAAGCAGCCATCACGAATGCCATAGCATCTTGAGGTCGATCCAAACCAGTAACAAGATAGTCGCTACCGTTTTTGAATTTCCAATAAGAATTCCCAGATGAGAATTTACCATCCTCACAGTGAGCCCCATAATTTTCGAGATATTGTGTACTAACTACGAATTCCATAACTTACTCCTTTTTTTAAATTACCTGTATATTATACCAAATTTTTGGCCCCTTGTAAACCCCCCTAGGTGAAAAAAACTCAACTTTTTTCATCCAAGCACTCAACGGTAACCCTGTATTGGGTACCATATTTGTCCTCAACCGAGATGGTTTTCTTTGTAGATTTAAAGTAACCCTCAGGGGTTAAATCCATTTTAGGGTAGGACACATTAGATAACATTGGATCGTGTGTCTTCAAAGATTTCGAAATTGAATCAGCAATATAATCACAATAAACTAAACCTTTCATGACCAAACTCCTATATAAGCCATTACAGTAATGATTGTGGCACAGATGAAGATCCAAACAATGACCTTAGCAATAGCTGTAACCAAATCTCCTAAAAATCCAAAAAAGTGTTTCATTATAAAGATACCTCCACGAATTTTCTTCCACGTTGTTCGAAAGTCTTTGGCTTAGAGAACACAAAGGGAGTGTCAGTACCTTCCTTGATGTACCCCACCATTTTCTGATTCTCTATCATATAGGTATGACACGGAACACGATAATCTGTTTTCCAATCAGAGGTTATTTCTTTTAGAAACTTCATTATGCTGCCACCTCAATTTCGTCGAATCCAAATCCAGCGACGATATAGTGCTTATTCGTTTCATTATCAACAATGATGTCACCAACTGAAGTTGAATGACCACGTTCGTAGATATGGACCTTTTCCAAATCATTCCACATATTGGTTAGATGGAAAACGTGATCTAAGCTTTCGGCTTGGACCAAGAACTTATCGTTATAGAGAGCAATATCGTCCTTATTGAATATATCACCTTCACGGTCTTGAAAGTGCATATAGTCCATCTTTGCCCTCCACTTATCTGAACGAGCGACTGCGCCATCCCAACCAAGTTTGTTAGGCATGTCATCTTCTTCTTTGTTAAAAGTGATTTGTTTAACGGTGTATGTTTTCATAATGTAGTTCCTTATCAAGATGTGTCTATTATACCAAATCTCGGGGGCCTTGTAAACCCCCTTTTCGTGACTTTTTCGTGACGTTTAGTTGGTGAATGGAAGGTGGAATGGGAAGCATTTTGAGAAGACCTGAAGCTCTTTTCGATAGGCCTCTTTTTCCCATGGTTGGTTCTTGTATTTGTATCCCTCTGCAGATCGACCTTTCCAAGCCCATTGACCTTGAGAGGCGTCCAATTCTTTTCGGAGGAATTGCTTCGCATGGATCATTTCATGTGCTAGGGTCTGCATCATTTCCATGAAGGTGAATTCACCCTTAGAAATATCGATCTCGATGATTCCATAATCGTAAGAGCATAGGCCTGAAGCTTCGGTAAGTTTTTTGCTGAAGGTAATAACAATAGGTTTTTTGAACCTAGAAATTTTTAGGTGTTTGGCTATGTTCTGTACGTATTCGTGTACGGTAGCTTTGTTTTTAATCTGACCTTTGATAAGTACTGGTACCATTTTTTGGGTCCTTTTTATTAAATACATGAGTATTCTATCATATTTAGGGGCCCTTGTAAACCCCCTAAATCAACTTTTTTTCAACTTTTTTCTCTAATAAAATCAATAACTTATGTGTATATTGCTCTAAGTATATGATTTATATAGAGATTTATTTTTCCTAATAAAATCAATAACTTAAGAAATTACCCCTATCTTTTACTGCAATTCCTCTTGGCTCTATCATATACCTTCAGATTGTTATGGACTACAATTGAGGTTATTATTGTTGTAGGCATAAGAACCTCATCTGTAATTAAGCCTCTTCGGTCTATCTCAGGTAATAGATTACCGAATATGAAGGTTTTTAAAAGTATCATTTCGTGAAGTTCAGGTACCCTTGGTAATAAAGGATTCATTT